GAGCATACTTTTGTAGGAATCTGACTGTTTCTACAGATAATGCACTGTTTGAAGCAGCCTTTACACCAGCATCGAGGGCAGATGCCACAATGTCACGGGAAGCCTGGCTAAGGGTTCTCGGCTCAGTCACCCTGACAGTTTTGTAAGTGTTGCTTGCAAGCTTGGACTCGGCGGCCTTTATGAAGTCGGCAGCATCTGGGTCTGTTCGAACAATGTTGTTTCTAACACTTTGCAGACCATCTTTTTGAAGTTTCTTACTGACGCCTACTGGTCTTTGGTTGAAGATTTCAACTGGTTCGCCAGTTTTTCTTTGTGCAAGCTTCTCTGATACCTCACGTGCTGCAGCTAACTTGCCACCAGTGGCAGCTGCCTTGGTAAACGCAGCTCCTGCCTTGAATGGGACAGCTAGCCCAAAGGTTCCGTAAGTAAGTGGGTCAGCTGCAATATCTAATGCAAGTCCACCCCAGAACTGTGCTGTCTCATCTTTGACGCCAAGTGTGTCTCTTAGAACGTCTTCACCAGTTTTTAGGTCATCCCATGCACCAGGGGCGAAAACATCATCAGGCCCCCAAAGAGCTTTTACGTTCTTAGCAACATTCCCAGGAATATTTGGTGTGACAAACTCACCACCAAGAATTGGTGGATTCTTCATGCCCTTTAGAACAGCATCGACAACTTCGATACTTCCAGCACTCGAAGTTAGTAGCCCCTTTAGAATTCCTTGGCCAAGACCAAAGATTGGAGGAAGCTCTTGTGAAGTCGTATCGGGGGCTTCGCCACCAGTCTGACCTGGGATTACGGCGCTAGGGGCAGTTGGTTTTTTAGGCTTATACTTGCTTCGTTTTTCTGTAACCGTAAAAAGCCCTGCGGACTCAGTGCTATCACCTGATGATGGGCCAAATAGAGCCAAAGCAGTGTCCTAACTTGTTTAGCTAATTATACCTGTCTAGTTAGGTAATTATCTTGTTCCGTAAGGGTTCCAGGTTGTGCCTGGGGCCATCGTATTGTTTGATGGCAGATTGACTCTAGGAATTAGGTCGCCTTCTTGCTGTGTATTGTAACGAAGACCATCGAAGTAAAGTCTCGCAGCGGCCTGCTCGCCAGCACTTGGCTTTAGCTTTCTGCCCTTTGGTCCAGTAGAAGTATTTGCCTCTAACCAAGCAGCGTAAGCTTCCTGCGAATTCTTGACGCCAGAAATGGATGTTGAGTCAATACCGCCCCAGAAGTTTGCAATATCCTGAGGGCTTGCTCCGTTATTTCTCATAAACTGAGTCACACCAGCGGACGTTTGAGGGTAGTCAATAACTCTATTTTGGGCTTCGACTTTTGCTAGGTCTAGTTTGTTTTGAGCATCAATTTGGGCTTGCTTTACATCGTAGGCACCACGGATAGCTGCAAGTCTGCGAGCTTCCTCGGCTGCCTTTCTTGCCAAAACTTCATTGTAATTAGCCTGTGCAACCTGACTGCGAGCGCCGATAATCGCCTGTGCAAGCTGTCCTCTCACACCAGTTTCCTGACCAGATAGTTGGTTTAGGGTGTCTTCAAGCGAGCGCTGAAGCTGTGAAACTGATTGAGCTTGCTGGAATCCTAAGCCACGCAGTCCAGCCTGTAGGTCTTGCTGGGTTTGCTCTTGGATAGCACGCTGCTGGCCTTCCCAAATCTGGGCATATGAACCGATGTCACCAATTGCACGCTCAGATGCAACTGCCGCTGGCGAAGCCATTAGGTTGCCCATTGGGCCACCTCCACGCTCTTCCATTGCACGAACTGCAGATGCCTGAGTCTGCTCAGCGCCCATGCGAGCCTGAGCCAATCGCTGCGCTGTTTGAGTTTGCTGATTGGTTACAGACTGCTCAAATTGCTGGCGAACACGATTTTGCGATTCTTGATTGACCTGAGTAAGACTTCCAAAAATGTTTGCAATATCAGCCTTGTTCTGTGCATAACGCTCATTGGCCTGTACACGCTGCCTATCAATTTGCTCTAAAGCAGGCTGAAATGCGGGAGTAGGGTCTACGTAAAGACCAGCAGCGTCTTGACTTACATTCATGCCAGCTAGCGGGTTCTGTTTTGGCATGTTATTTGGAGTGGCCATCTTTATCCTACCGTCGTCAATCCGCCAAGGCGATTCTGTAAAGCTTGCTGGATAGCTGCTTGCTGGGCTTGTGAACCACGGCGAGTGCCAAGCCAATCAGTGCCAGGTGCTCCAAATTCGGAAACAAACTGGCGGTTTAACTCTGCAATTTGCTCACGTAGCCCAGTCCTAAGGCCAATTTCACGAGCATTGACTTCAGCCTCAGCCCTTGTCAAAGCACCGTATTGACCGCCAGCCATACCACGGCGGGCAAAGTTTCCAGCCAGGCGACGACGCTCAGCTTCGGCCTCAGGCACTCTTTGCTCAAGTTGCCTACGAATACCACGCTCTTCGTACTGTGTGCCAGCCAAAGCGTTGATGCGGTCTAAGTTGAACTGAGATTGTGCACCAGCCAAAGCTTGCTGATAAAACGGGTCATCGTAAACATTGTAAGCAGCGACTGGCTTTGTTTGTGATTGAATTTGTTCTTCTCTTTGGGCAGCGGGCATGTTTGGAGTGCCAGCTATTACGCTAGTTCCTTCTTCTGCTGGGGGTGGAGTAAAACCACCACGCTCCTCATCCCAGTTCCAACCTTCGCTTGGAGGGTTCAAAACACCTGGCTCGTATTGTGGCGTTTTTGTTTTCTTCTGAGCGTTAATAAGCAGCTTCAATGCTTGCTGACGACCCATGCCAGCGGCAAGCATCTTCTGGAGCTTTGCCTGTCCTTCAGCTGTTCTTGCCATTAGCGCATAAACCTCAGTACATCAGGAGACCCGTAAGCCCCGCCATTCATCCCACGCATTCTTTGCAGAATAGCGTTGCGTCGAGCAGCTCTCGACCTGTCTCTTTCAGCATAACCCATGGGGTCTACTGGGCCGATATTTGGCGAAGTGCCAACTGCTCCATAAATTTTGCGACCAGCAGCATAGGGGGAGAACTCAAAAGTTCCGAGGTTTTTTCCTCGCTCTGAACCCATCATTAGTTAGCTCCCTTTGCCACCTTGGCCTTGACGCCAACCATTGGGGTAAGGCTAAAGACCTGGACAGGCGAAGTTGTCACTGTCCCGTCACAAGTCAAGTATAGCTCAAAGTAGATGCGTCTGAAGCGTAGGGACTGGTCCAATTTGGTTACTAAGCGGGTCAAAGTGCCCACTGGAAAGTCGTCAATAACCGACTCAATTGTTCCTGGTGTCTTTGGCCTATCCCAAGTCGAGAAAACCTCATCAAAGGCATTTTCCTGGCTTAGCTCATCAAAGCTGTAGAAGCCATTGTCATATACGCCGTCTTGGCTTAGCTCATCCCAGTGAACAGCCACTGGGTCAGTTGTGATAGCTACGGGGACTGCAACTGCACGAACGGTTCTGGCGGTAGCTAGGTCAGCTGACCAGAAGTAAAGCCTCTTCCATTCCACAGGTGTAGCAAAGTCATAAATCTTAGTCCTCAAAGAACAAATCATTTCCTCGATGTGGGTAGAGCCACCAACGCCTGGGACACTTACTAGGTCACGGGTACGGAATAATGCGTAGTCAGTGGCCACATCGCTTTCTACGTCAGCATCGCCGCCAATTCCATAGTAAAGCTCTTCCTTGTCATCTTCATTTTGTCTAGGAACTGTGACAAAGTAACCCACCCTGCGCTGTGAATCCCATTCAGACCAAGTGGATGTGTCCATGTTGTATGCGTAAAGCTTGCCGCCATGCCATACCAAGCAGCGACGGCCAACGACGCTAATAGCGTGCTCGAAGCGGGGCGTAAACTCTGTTTGCTTTTCAAAGTTCACTCGCTCTGAGTTGAGTGGGTAGTAGAGCCAGTTCTGGTATTTGTAAAGTGTCTTGCCTGATAGAACAAAGTGGGCATTCTCAAACTTGACGACACAGCGGGCTGTTTCTGCTCCGATGTCCTGCTGCATAACCTGCATTGTTCCCTCTTCGGGAAGCTCGCCATAGCTAAAACGATAGGTTGATTTATTGCGGAAGATAACTAGGTCGTTGTAGCCCTGCGCCATGGCAGTTACCCACTGACCATCACCAGCACCAATCTCTACGTAAAAGTAGCCCTGTGCGTCTTGCCAGTTCCAGATTGAGTTACCAGCACCTTCCACACCAGCTGTTGTAATGTCTGACCAGTAAATGGTGTTTGCGGTGTTTGTTCCCTGAATACCAAAGCCAAAGAATCTATTCTGAAACAGCTCTATCCCGCCAAGGGCAGGCATCGTCGGTGTCACAGTGAAAGTTCCCGACTGCCAATATCCTCCAGCACCAGCCGTTGAAGAAGCTAGAACAACTTTGTTTTGATATTGGGTGCAGTCCGTCGCTCGGAACGTCGCTATCTGAGTCCATGCTCTTGTCTCCACATTGTAAAGCCATGTCTTGTCGTCTGTGACAATAACCAGGGAGCGGGTGCCGTTATTTTGGACATACGTTCCAATAATGTCGATTGGCTCATCGGTTTCTGGGGTGTAAATAATTGAATTTCCAGCAAGGTTTTTTTCGTACCAAATTGGAGGGCGTGAGGTCAGAGCACCGTTAGTAGTGACTTCAAAATTGACGAGTTTTGCAAGCTCATTGTCCTGAATTGAGGACTGGTCCCAATAGTTGTTTAGCCCGCCAGTAAAGTTCTGGAGGGTAGCGCTTCGTTCACGTATTGTTCTTGACATTACATGTAATCATCTGGGTCTGGAAGGATGGACTGATAAAGGTCTACCTGCGAGAGGTTGTCCTTCAAGTTCAATCTGTCTAGGCCATCCCTAAACTGACGGAACTTGTAGCTTGCAGCATCGTAGTTTTCATCTGCCTCCAGTGCCTGTGCGATTACATAAGTAACTAGCTCATTGAAGTAGCGGTCTGGAATGCCCAGCATCCCGCTCAAAGTGGTCAGGCTAACTGGGTATTTTAGATACTCAAGTTTTAGCCCATTTGTAATGCTTTGCTTTGGAGTTGGGTAAAAAGTAATTACGCCAGCTCTTTCGTACCAAACTTCTGGCCTTGTAGCTTCTAGCATTAGCGTCGGGTCAAGCTTCAGAATGTATTCACGGGCAGCCTGAGGAGAGACGTTTTGGATTGGGTAGCCATCAATGTAGACAGCCTCAATAGCCAAAACCTTGTCATTCGGGAATGTGTAATCCTGCTGATTGGCAACAATGTTGGCGTATTTCGTAGCCCGCAACAAAGTGTTGCTGTTTACGATTTCCCGCTGTCCGTCATTTATCCAGGACAAGATTGCGGCGTCACCGAGCTGTGCTCCAGAGAAGTCTCCGAAGGAGGACCTAACTCTGAATGCTACATCGTCGCCCGTGTAGGAAAACTCCTCTGCTGGCATGGCTACTTCCTTAGAGTCTTGCCATCATGGGTCCAAGTATGTTTCTTGGTTTTCATGGCACTTTTCATGATGTCTGCTTTCTCAGCGTGCCAGTCCGCCTC